GGCGGTGGTGAGGTTCGCGTGGTTGGTGTCCGCGCTGGCGCGGGCGGTGGCCTCCGAGCTGTCCGCGCTGGCGAGGGCGGTGTTCACTCCCTCGAGATCCACCTTCCGCACCACGTCGTTGCTGCCCGCCGCCGGAGCGGTGCCGGAGGAGAGTCCGGCGTTGAAGGTGTGCTTGGCCGACCACGTCAACGCCTCGCCGGTGAGGTTGTTGAGGTAGTCCACCCAGGTCGAGGTGATGCGCCACAGCCAGTTCAGGTGCTGGGCGGCGAGCTTCTGGGCCGGGGCCCAGCCCGAGGCCTTGAGGGTGCCCGGGTCGGTGCCCGTGGCGACAGTGACGTTCAGCGTGGTGCTCGGCTTGGCCATGTCAGATCACGGTCGCGAGACCGCCTCCGGTAGCTCCGTTGCCAGTGTCCCCGAGCCCCTGCGTGGCGAGCGGGGCCGGGTTGTTCAGGTCATCGAGGGTGAAGGCGTTGGCGTCCGAGGTCACCGGGCTGATGGTGGTCGCCTGGACCCCGCCCGCCTTGGCCGCCAGTACGATGTTGCCCGCGTCGGTCGGGTCGATGGCCTCCGCCCCGACGCCGAGGGTGACGGTGATGTGGCCCGGGAACACCTCGTCCAGCGTCACCCGGGTCCCGCCCGGCACCATGAGCGAGGCGAGGGTCAGGATCTCCGGGATGCTCCCCGAGCAGCGGTTGAGGAGCATCTGGATGCGGATCCACGTCCGCATCCGGTCGTCGGGTAGACCAGTGCGGAGGCGCCCCACCAACCGCCCCAGGGTCTCCAGGGTGACGCCCGTGGCGCCCTCCACGGTGCGCTGGTCGAGCGCGGCCTGGAGGGCGTCCTCGATGTCCTGCTTCTGCGACACGAGCACCCCGACCAGGGCGACGAAGTTCGCCTGGTTCTTGTACTGCTCGGGGAGCCGCGCCAGGGCCGCGTCGAGGTGGTTCACGGGGTCTCCGTGTAGTCGGTGGCCCCGACGCCGCCAACAAGGTGCGCCGCGTCAGTGGTGGCGAGCTGCCGGGCGGTGATGCCGAGGTTGGTCTCGGCGGTCGGAGCCGCTGAGAAGCTGGTGTAGAGGCGCACGTCCTTCACCCCGGGCACGGCGAACAGCGGGGCGATGAGGTTCTTGACGACCACGTCCTGCCCGATCTTCATCGCGGCGAAGCTGGCCAGTAGCAGGTTCTGCACCTGCAGCTTGAGGCTCGCGTCCAGGGCCGGAGTCCAGACGTTCGGGTCCTTGTAGATGAGCGGGATCATGTAGACCGGCATCGCCGTGGGCCGGTAGAAGTTGATGGTGTGGGGGTTGCCGAAGGCGTCGTTCACCGTGCCGGTGACCGTCCCGCCCGTCTGTACCCCCGCCGCCTTGCTCTGGAAGATGGCCTTGCGGACGTCTGCATCGGCACCACCCTGCACCACCACGTCGATGCTGTGTCCCGCCATGGAGGCGCCCGCCACCGTCGCGGTGCCGTCCGCGACGTTCTCGATGACCAGGCACTGGGTTACCCCGACCACCTGCAGCAGCTTGGCCCGGATGGCGTCGGTGGCGGCGTTCCCCTGCGACCGCAGCTCGACCTCGCGGCGCAGCCGCAGGGCGGCGTCGGTCTCCCCGGGGTTGGCGATGGTGCCGGTCAGGCCCGCGAGGTTGGCGAGCACCACTCCCATCGCGGCGTCGGGGTTGAAGGCGTTGTAGACGTCCTCCGCGAGCTGCCAGAGGTCCGCCTCGCGCTCGGCCAGGATGCCCACCAGGGTGGCGAACACGCTGGGTGGCTGGAGGTCGATGTCCGACCCGAAAGCGGCCTGGAAGGCGGCCTCCAGCTCCGCCTTGCAGTCGGCCAGGGTCTTGGGGGTGAATCCGGTGTTGTCCACGCCCGCCATCTCAGGCTCCGATCTGAACCGTCACGGGACCGAGGGTCCCCAGGGTGGTCACGGCGGTGAAAGTCACGAGGGCGGTGCGCGAAAGACCGTCACGCTGGAGACTGATGGACACGACGGCTCGCACGCCCCAGCGGCCCTCGATGACCCGGCGCAGCTCGGCCAGTACCGTGGCGTCCGACGCCTTGCCGAAGATCGTGCCAGCGTAGTCCACCCCGTCGCCGGAGAGGAACCACTCGCCCTTCGCCAGACGCAACGCGGTCTCCACGTCCTGCCGGATGGCGTCGCCGTCGGAGACGGTCGCGTTCGGGACGAGGTCGTCGGTGACCGGATCCAGCATGAGGTCGCGCATCGTCATGGGGACACCTTCACCGTCCCGGACGCGACGGTATCCTGCTTGTCCTCGCTGTAGCTCGTCGGGGCGGCCACGCTGGCCGGGCCGGTGGCGGCGGTCGGGTGCATGTGCGAAGCCATCGCCTGCCAGAGCGCGTCCAGCTCACGGCGAATCGCCTCGCCCAGCCCCACGCCATATCGGTCGCCACCGGCCATCCCCAGGAGCATCGCATCCGGATCCGAGGGCCAGGCGCGTTGGGCCGGGCGAAGCCCCGGGATGGCCACCGCGTCCGAGAGATGGTGCTGCCGGGGGTCGGCCACCTTGACTGGGGCTCCGGACCCCGACCCGGCCAGGTATTCGTCCAGGCTCCGGTCGGAGAAGATGAGCAGCACGTTGTCATCTGCCGCGATCGGGAAGGAGATATAGAGCCCTCCGCCCCAGCCGCCCCCGGGGAACAGCACCGGCACCCTGTAGAGGATGATGGGGCCGGAGCCGTCGTCCACCGCCACCTTCACGTCCACGGTGGCGTCGGCCGGGTAGAACTGGGTCACGATGCCGGGGAGAGCCACGCGCAGCTCGCGCGCTCGCGCAGAGATGGCGCGGCGCAGCAGTTCCGGCATGGTGACGCGCTGGGCAACCGAGTCAGCCACCGATGGTCTCCAGTTCGATGTCAGAGTACCACTCTGCCCCGTGGGTGTCTCCCGAGTGGACCACCCGGGCGATGCGGAAGTCTCCCTTCCGACCCATGCCGTTCATCCGCACCCCGGCGAGGGGCTGAAGTTGCGGCATCATCAGCGCCCGCGAGCGCACCACCGGGAGCCCGGTGCGTGGGTTGGGGCGGGGCGAGGTGTCCGGGCTGGTCAGAAGCCCCGACGCCGAGGAGAGCAGGGTGAACTGGTTCTGGGGGACGACCTCCGGATCCTTGTAGAGGAGGAGCTTGCCGTCGGTGAGCGCCCACTTGAAGCCCTGGGCCTTGGCGATGGTGTCGAGGGCCGCATAGGGGCTGCCCACCGCAGTGAACGGTCTTGCAAACGCCTGCACTCCGCCGAGGAGCGGGTTCGACGTGTCGCCCAGTCGGGCCTGGGCCTGGGAGGTGTCCACCGACATCGCCGCCAGGAGCGGGTGGAGACCATCGGCCACCTGGGTGCCTTGCCCGTAGGTCTGGTTCACCGTGTCGGTGGTGAGCCCGATGAGGTTGTCCCCCACCATGATGTGGGTGTCCCAGTCGGCGCCCCGCTTGACGTGCGAGACGGAGGCCACGTCGCCCGCGAAGACCTGGCCATGGCTGTCCTTGTATCCGGCATCCACCCAAACCACGTTGTTAGGCGCCTCGGAGGAGATCCAATCGCGGGTGTCCTGGGCGAGGTTGAAGATGTGCAGGTCGAGGACGTTGGGGTCGGTGTCCGCCGCCTTCTGGGCGCGGAACTGGATGCGCAGGCCCTCGATGCGGACCCCGCCCACCACTACGACGCAGTAGCGGTCATACAAGCTCGGCAGCATCGCAGTAGTAAAGCTTCACGCGGGTGCCCAGGTCGTTGCGGCCCGCTTCGAGGTTCTGCCCCGACGTGTCGTCGGCCTGGAGGAAGCCCTTCGGGAGGCGCGGATCCATGTACCGCGCGCGCGGGGCGGAGCTGAGGGTCACGCGCATCCCCGCCACCAGCACGGCGCCATTGGCGTCGAGGATGGTCAGGTACCACCCGGCGGCGCGCTGGTTCCACCGGAGCTGGAGCGCGAACTCGATGCCGTCCAGCTTCACCGTGAAGGAGAAGTGGTCGGCGGTCTCATCGTCCAGCGGGATCTCGTAGATCATTAGTGGATCGGAACGTAGTTGGGGTCCATGTGGTCGAAGTAGCCCGGGGCCATCGTCTCGGTGCCGACGCGCATCGGGGTGCCCTGCACGGGCTTCAGCGCCTTCTCCCCTTCCTTCTTCACTGCCCCCGGCGTTGTGGCAGCCGACTGATCGACGGTGACGTACTCGGTGGTTGCGGTGACGAAGGACCGGAAGGTCGCCGTGAACACCAGCGCCCGGCTCGTGCTCGCGTCGCGGCTGTACGAGAGCTTGGTCATCACCACGTCTTCGAGGACCAGGCGCTCCGTCTTGACCTTGCAGACCGCCTTGGCCTTCTGGATGAGGCGCAGGATGGTCAGGGCCATCCCGGCGCGGTCCTCCAGGGGGGCGGAGGGGACCTCCATGGCGGTCGCCCACCACCAATGGTGGTCGGAGATGACCCCCTCGATGGTGATGGTCTCCGGCTCCAAGATGACGTGGTCGGTGATGACCGACCCGTCCTCGATCGGATGGTCGGTCGGCTTGGAGGCGCCCTCGTAGGACTGCTTGAGGGTGGCGTCGAGGTCGATGCTGCCGGTGAACCCGTTGATGACGTACTCGATGGTGGTCATCGCGACCTCAGAACGTCAGCGGTGACAAGGTTCCGCTGCTCCCAGCGGTCGATCATCCCGTCGAGGACCCGGTCGCTGAACGCCTCCTGGCTCTCCCCGGGCTGCTGGTAGAAGTTCATCTCTCCGACGTGAACGGTCTTGGCGCCGTTCCCGACCTGGCCGTAGGCGTTCTGCAGGTCGGAGTGCCGCCCGTAGTCTCGGTCCAGCGCGGGCCAGGTGGTGCGGGCCCGGATGAGGTCGTTCGGCTCCGAGGAGTCCGCTCCCAGCATCTGGATGAAGCGAGGGTTGTTCAGGAGGCGGTACTGGGTGTGTTCGGGGAGGTTCCGGATCCCCAGGGTGGCGATGGCGTCGGTGATGCGGTTCTCCTCCCTCTGCTTCTCCTTCGCCGCGTCGCCCCACGGCCACAGGGCCGCCGCGATGTCCCGGGCGGCCGTGCGCGACTGCCGGAACTTGAGGATCACCTCGTCGAGCCAGTGGATGACGCCCTTGATGGAGTCGGTGATCTTCTCGACATCGAGGATCATCCCCATGATCGGGTTCTCGGTCTGGAACTTCTTCCAGTCCCCGAACCAGTAGTAGAACATCGACCGCTTCTCGCCGCCCTGCCAG